CGTCCTTCATGACACTATCGAACTCCATAATGGGGTAGGTAGTGTTTGGGCAAAATGGCAATCTAAAGGTACAACACTTTTAGCAAAAACATATACCAATCCACAAATCATTAAATCAAGAGAGGTAGAAATCTGGAATGAAAAATCTTGCATCTATAACAACATCATCTATCCTAAGACTGGAAGTAATCTTCCCTGTTTTGGTATGGATCTTATGGGATTCTTTGACCAAAAGGTTATAATAGTATTTGACTTTCAACATCCTGTAGAAAATTATTCTTTCTCTGTAGAGGGACTACCTGTTTATGAAGGAGATTATAGGTTCTTTGAGATCGGTAATCATTTTTCAAAAAACATTTACATTGCTAAATGCACTATGTCTGAAGTGGATGAGCATTTAGATATGTTTAAGACTTACTTGACAAAGTATAAGGATATGGTAGAATTAGAGAAACCCACTGGTACTGATACTAGTGAATACAAAGACTTTGATGCTTACATGACTAAACTTGATCCTGTATCAGGATATCTGAAAGGAAAGTTTGGAGGTGATAAAGCAGAGAGTCTAGTAAATGATTTCTTATTTACCTATGGTTAATGCATGGAGTTTAGCGTGGGAGACACTTTTTGGAGATATGGACAAAGAATATCCAGTTATTGAGACCAATAATATCGGGGTAGGTAATACCGCATCAGCATATAGTGGTGTTACTATCACAGGACCAGATATAGAAGGAGTAGAAACGACTTATGTTGGATTGTCCACTGATATGATATCTGCATTTGATTTAGATAGTTCTTATGGATATGATTCTGTAAGCTATGAATCTGTTTATTATGGAGATACGATGGCGAACGTAGATGATATGTATTGTCATCATTTTACAAATGCAACTTCTCCATATAACGATGGGTGGACAAAAGAGTTTCATCAGAAAGAATTAGATAAACTAAATAGCGAGGTTCAAGAAAAGGAGATTATGTCAGACAGCAGGAACAAGTATCATGAAAAAGAGATACTCAAAGATGTAGAAGAGTATGTATCACGTACTTACAATGGACATTATACAGGTACTAAACATGAGTATAGGAATGTTCAGACAATAGACTTGATGGCATCTAGAGATCTTGCATCTGATTTCTGTCAAGCAAACATACTAAAGTATGGTAGTCGTTATGGTAGTAAAGATGGAAGAAATAAGAAGGACTTGATGAAAGTGATACATTATGCTATGCTATTACTACATTTTGATGAACACTACGGTAAACCATCTATCACATCTGGAAACATTGATCACAACATGCCTTAATTATGAAACTATCTGACAAAACTCTAACTATTCTTAAAAACTTTGCTGGTATTAATAATTCCATTCTGGTAAAACAAGGAAATAATCTTCGTACAATTTCTGTTGCTAAAAATATTCTTGCAGAAGCAGAAATTAAAGAAGAGTTTCCTAGAGAGTTTGGTATATATGATTTAAATCAATTCTTGAATGGATTGAGTTTGCATCAAGATCCTGATCTTGATTTTACTAGAGATACTTATCTTGATATTAAAGAAGGAAAGAGAAGAGTAAAGTATTTCTTCGCAGATCCTAATGTAATTATTGCACCTCCAGAGAAAGAAATATCACTTCCTACTCAGGATGTATCTTTTAATTTAGATAGTACTTCTTTGGAGAAATTGTTGAAAGCAGCAGCAGTTTATCAACTTCCTGATTTTTGTGTTGTTGGTAAAGATGGTGTAGTTAAATTAGTTGTTAGAGATAAGAAGAATGATACATCTAATGAATATGCTATTGAAGTTGGAGAAACAGAGAATACCTTTACATTTAATTTTAAAGTAGAAAATATAAAGATTATACCTGGTTCTTATGAGGTAGTAGTTTCATCAAAACTATTATCTAAATTTCAGAATACACAATATGATCTTAAATATTTTATAGCACTAGAACCAGATTCTACTTTTGGATAATGAGTAAATCTCATAATTACAAAAACCCTTCCAAGAAACAAGATCTTGCACATGTAGAAGCTTCTGTTACTGAAGGTAATAAGTATTATGATGAGCAAGGGTGGGAAATTAGAGCACCCATCTCTGATAGAGAATGCATTTATAAATGTCTTGATAATTGTCAAGCACTTGCAGGACTTGATAGAAAACAAGTAGCACGATTGATGAAAGAATTTGAAGTCATGGCTGATGATGTCAAATTAGAAAGTGAGTATCCACCATTATGAAAATCACACAAGAAATCATTGATAAAATTCAAGAGGCAATGTTACACACTAAAATGAATGGTGATGTTAACTGGAAAGATGGAGATGAGATTGATGTATGTCTTGGTGGTACATTTGCAGGAGATAAATTTATTAGTATAATAAACAGAACACGTAGCAACACTACTAGAAGATGAACATCTTAGATCGGATTTATCGTGTTATTATGAATACCAATTTTGGTACTCGTAAGGATGAGGAGTATACATATACTCAATATGCAAATCCAAACGCAACACAAAGTGAGTTTGATGGTAAGATTATCATAACTCCACCTGATACATACTATCAATACTTACAGCGTCAACACCACGCAGCGTGTCATATGGAGGAAGATTATGGACAAGATGGATACACAGGGTATGGGAGCACCGATGTCTCCCGAAGACCTGGCGAAGTGGAAGGCATCTCCTGAATATAAAAAGCAGAATTATAAACCTGCTATTGTTACTCCAAGGAGATTACACACCCACCAAATGGTTAAGGAGTTAAAGATACTTATTAATGAAGTATTAGATGAGAGACAAGGTAAGTTTGATTACACATCTTATTTTGATACAGAAAAATTTAAACACTCTGTATTAGAAGAGGAACCAGAATACAGACCATGAATATAAAAATCTGTCCAAAATGCCAAGCAAAATGGATAGGTGGTCAATTTTATTGGTCTACAGGTAAAGTAGGATGTCCTCATGATTTAGCAGGATTAGTTTGTAATGACGCAGATTATGATGATTGTATAAATCCATGTAAAGGATCTACAAGTGGACAGACATGGGAACAACGTCGTTACTATTATGAAAGACTTAACGATTTTGGATCACAAAAAGACGATGATACACCAAAGCATTAATTAAAATGACATTCAATGATGGAGATTTGATAGCAGAACTTTTAACCATTACTGCTGAGTTGGGTGGTAAAATGGAAAGGAGGGATGTTTATGAAAGTACAGGTCGCCAATATAAAAAAATTGTGATAGAATATGATTCAAAGGAGTGGAAAAGAAATGAGATTTAAAGCACTAGTCTTTATAAGACTAAGAGGATCTGTATCAGATGCTGCTGGTAATGCAGTCATGCAAAATGTTAAAAGAGTTTCTCCTCAACTTGAACCACATTTATTGAGGATAGGTAAGGTAATTGATTTTTGGTTTGATGCAGAGACTGAAGAGATAGCAAGAGAACAAATGGATCTTCTGTCTGATAGGATGCTTGCTAATACTGTGATAGAAGATTGGGAATATGATTTAGAGAAAACTGAAGAGACTGGAAAATGATAACGCAGGTACATCAAAACACCATTTATTTGGTCAATAATGTAAAAGAGATTGACTTATTGAACTTTTTATTATATCATGTGTAAATGAGTGATTTTATATGGGTCGAAAAATATCGACCACAAACAATTGAAGACTGTATTCTTCCTGATAATATTAAGAAAACCTTTAAGGAATTTCTAAATAAAGGGGAAATACCTAATATGCTTCTTGCTGGTCCTCCTGGTGTAGGAAAGACTACTGTTGCAAAAGCACTATGCAAAGAACTAGGAGTAGATTACTATGTCATCAATGGATCCGATGAGGGAAGATTCCTTGACACAGTACGCAATAACGCAAAAAACTTTGCATCAACTGTATCTCTCTCTTCGGAGGCGAAGCACAAGGTCATCATCATTGATGAAGCGGATAACACAGGGAATGATGTACAGCTCTTACTTAGAGCATTTGTTGAAGAATTCGCGGGGAATTGTAGATTCATCTTTACGTGTAACTACAAGAATAAAATCCTCGAACCCTTGCATTCAAGGTGTGCTGTGGTTGAGTTCAACATCAGGGGTAAAGAGAAACAAGAAATAGCAGCAAAGTTTTTTCAGAGATTATTATATATTTTAGAGAAAGAAAAAGTAGAAGCAGATAAAAAAGTTTTAGTTGAATTAGTAAACAAACATTTTCCTGATTGGAGAAGAGTCCTTAATGAATGTCAGAGATACTCAGTTAGTGGTAAGATAGATACTGGTATATTAGCTGCTTTTTCTGATGTTGCCGTCAATGACCTTATTAAAAACCTTAAGACGAAAAACTTTCCTGAAGTACGTAAGTGGGTCAACAATAATATGGACAATGATACTTCTGTACTCTTTCGTCGTATTTACGATGCTCTTTACGAATCCTTGGTTCCTAATACCATTCCTGCTGCTGTTCTTGTTATTGCTAAGTACCAATATCAAATGGCATTCGTTGCTGATCAAGAAATAAATATGCTTGCATGTCTTACAGAAATAATGGTAGAGTGCGAGTTCACGTAACTAAAAGAGTTTTTGTTAATGGAACCTTTGACATTCTTCATAGGGGACATCTTGAACTTTTAAATTATGCAAGGAGTTTTGGATATGTGTATGTTGGAATTGATACTGATGAATGTGTAAGAGGAAAGAAGG